ATGCGAAGTAAAATTGAGTTAAAAAAGAACCGTACTGACAAAACTTTTGACAGAGGATTTGATGAATTTATTCTTTATTGTAGAGTAAGAAATTTAAGACCAACAACTTTAAAATATTATAATGATATAGTTAATATTTGGTATAAATTTTGCGATTATAAAACACCAATTAAAGATATTACTAAGAAGACCGTAGATGATTTTATAATTTTTTTACAAACAAGGACAAAGGAAAATGATGTAACTGTAAATTCTGTTTTAAGAGGTATGAGAGTAATACTATATTATTTTATGAAATTGAATTATATGGAACAATTTAAAATTCCTAAATTAAAAGAAGATAGAGAGGTTATAGAAACATATTCAGACGCAGAAATAGAAATTCTTTTAGAAAAACCTAACCTTAAAGAGTGCAATTATATAACCTACCGTAATTGGGTAATAATTAATTTTTTTCTTGCAGAAGGTTGTCGTGCTAGAACTCTTGTAAATATAAAAATTAGAGATATAGATTTTGAAAATGACTTAATAACATATACTTGGACTAAAAATCGTAAACAACAAGTAGTACCAATGGCAAATAGTTTAAAAAGAATACTAATAGAGTATTTACAATATAGAAAAGGTGAAGCAGATGATTTTTTATTTGTAAATGCATATGGAGATCCATTAAAGGTAGATCAATTAAGTCATAATTTAGCTGATTATAATAGGCGTAGGGGTGTTATGAAAACAGGGGTACATCGCTGGCGGCACACATTTTCAAAAATGTGGATTATGAATAATGGAGATATTTTTAGACTACAAAAAATGTTAGGTCACTCCTCATTAGATGTTGTAAAAAAGTATGTAGATATATTTACCAATGATCTACAGAAGAATTTTAGTAATTTTAATCCATTAGAACAGATTACTAAAGGAAATGTTAAGAATCACATTAGTATGAGGGGAGGTAGAAAGTAATGTTATTAAGTGAGCAATTAAAAGGACAGCTTAGAAATGAGTTTATGCCTATTAAGAGCCTAAAAGTTTACAGTAATGCAGATGCTTTAAACATCAAAATAACTTTCTTAAAATCGCTCTCAAAGGGTATTAGAGGTACTTGCAGCATGATATTGGACTTCATGGAAGCACGTGTTAATACTCAAGAGGAATCAGATAATTATATGATTGTATATGCATCTCAACAACAAATTGCTGATGAATTAGGATTTACGCGTGAATGGATATCCCATTGTATTAATAGAATGGCTGCAAGAGAAAATTGTATATTTACTAAGATCAGACAAGGTTTGAATAAGTCTAACTATTATATAATGAAAAAGAAAAAAGAAATGGTAGATTTATTAAAACAAATATTCCAAGCTCAACAGGAAGAAGCTAAAGTTAAAAATGCAGAAAAACAGCAAACCCAGAAAAAAGAATATAAGAAGTACTCCAAGAAGGAAAGTACATTCAATAATTTCCAACAACGTACTTATGATTTTGAAAAATTAGAAAAGCAATTGCTTGGATGGGATACAGAATAAAAGTACAAAAAAGTAAAAGAGATTATATAAGTTGCAACCTTAATATAATCCCTAAAAACGTTAAAATTTAATATACTTAACACTAATATTAGTATACCAGTTTTTAATTAATTTTAAAATATCCTATTAAAAAGTTTCTTAAAATTTAGGTTTCTTAAATTCAGCCTTTTTTCAAAGGTATATTGAAAAGGCTTATTTCTCATATCTAAAAATAATTCATATTAGTATTTCTAATATAATTTTTATAAATTTCAAATAACAATTCATATTTTATGTCCCAAATTTATAGTTTAATCAGTAAAGTCTCTAAAAATATTCTTATTAATTTTTGGATGTGAATTGCAACTTTATATGATAACAATAGCAGTTAACAACCAAAAGTTAATAATAGTTAAAGTTAAAATATGCACTAACAATACATAAATATATATGTTGTTTATATCTATTCTTTTATATTTATTATTAATATGGTTTTCTTGCAATCTATACATAAATTGTAAGAAGAGGTAAAATGATATTTATAGGGGGTATTATTATGTTTTGTCCAAAGTGTGGAAAAGAAAATCCAGAAGGAAGTTTATTTTGTAATTATTGTGGTGCTAAAATTTCAAGTGAAGAGATTAATAATGTCAAAATAAATAATGAACAAGAAGAGAGTAAACTTACTGAAAATACTTTACAAGATAATAAAAAGTCAAATAAAAAAAGTAAGGTTATTCGATCTATTGTTGTAGTTTTCATAATAATAGCAATTTTAGTATTTTCATTATACTTATATGTATTAAATCGTATTAAAAGTGACCTAAGCATTAGCCTAACTAATGCAGAAAAATATGCTAAGGAAAACAAATATAATGATGCATTACTTACTTTAAATGCAGCACATATACCTGATTCGTCCGTTTCGTCTATGTATATGGGTGGTAAAATAATTTACGGGAAATTAAATAATGAAGTTGAATCTAAGTGCAAAGAATATACATATGAAAGTTATGTTGAAAAAATAGATAAGCTAAAAAGTGTTAATGATTTTAACAATAACTATGAAGACTATAATAATAACGTCCCTGCGAATATAAGAGGTTATTTTAAAAATTTAAAAGATAAAGGCTATACTGATAAAGTAAATCAATTATATTCTGTAGTAATAAATAAGATGAGAACAACTTTAAATCAAGATAAAGTTTTTGGAAAAGGTATTAGTGAACTTTTAACTTACATGGGTATGGATAGTGTTGGAGATAAGAATACTTTACGACAAATATATGAATTGAATAAATCGTATCGAACAAAGTGGCAAATGATAAATATAAATACTATTGGCTTTGATGATAGTGTTAAGGTTGAACGTGAAGCTGATGATTATAGGAATAACCGTGATAATCATATAAAAAGTGAACCTAGAATTGGAATGACAGCAGATGAAGTAAGAGAATCTACTTGGGGTAATCCATCACATATAAATAAAACAACAACTGCAAATGGAACAAGTGAACAATGGGTTTATTCTGATAATAAATATATATATATTGAGAACGGAGTAGTTACTGCTATACAAGAATAAATAGTTTTGAAATTTTAAGTATCATTGAATTAGAATATTAAATTAATAGTAGAGAGACTAGAAGGTTAAGTTCTGGTCTTTTTATTATGTCCAAATCTATAATGTGGGAAGAGATTGAAAAGAAAAAAGCTAAACAAAGAAAAATAGCGACTCAAAATAACAACAAAGCTAAAGCAGAGGTGGACAATGTTCCACAACAGGTCGAGCAGGGGAAAACAAGAGATATAGTATCAGAAAAGGTAGATATAGGTTCTGGACGTACGTATACTAGAGCTAAAATTGCTGTAATAGAAACATAGAAAAACGTGTCGAAATATGATAAAATATGAATAAAAATATGGAGAGATAACACAAATGAGAAATGATGAAGTTGCTGTTTCCAAAGAACTAATAGAAAATATTATAGAAATTCTAAGTTTTAATAGTGATAGAGGATTTAATTGTTTTGAGAATGAAAAAAATATTATAAACAAATTAAATCAATGTATCAATGACATGAAAGAAAAGCGTATAGAATTAATTTTCTCTTCTATGATTGATTTTGATAACAATAATTTAGTAATTTGCAACATTGAATTTTTAATGCGATTAAGAGATTTATTAAAAGAAAGATACATAGAATATGATTTACTAATTAATAATGAATGTGTATATAGTAATAGAAGAATTTTAGCAGAAATAAAAAATAGAAGAGATGAATTTATGATAGGTGGAGATTTAACTGACATTATTCGTAAACATGATGAAAAAAACAAAAATCTCAAAGAATTAATAAATATGATTAATAAGAATGAAAAAGTTATTTTAGAGATTGAACATTCTTCAAATCATACTATTGATACAAATGAACTTAGAGTTGAAATACCCACAAAAATTATTACTTTTGATAATGATAGCCTAGTTATTGGAAGTAAATTATGCTGTTATAAATTAGAAACTGGTATACATTTTGAATTTATGATACATGATATAGAAACTATTGATAAAGCATTTCTTTCTAAAGGATTTGAATTAAAATTTTATAGTTGTCCAAGCATATCATTCTTATTTAATTAAGATAAAAAGGCAATAGGTTTATTAGATCCCTGCTGCCTTTGTAATTCTATTTGCAATAGAGTAATATATAATCATTCCATAAATCTATTTTTTATATTCCATTTTAAATATTTTTTATGTTCTTCCTCAATATTAATTTTAATATTAGGATTGATATTAAATAGAGAATAATTATTTTCAGCTATTTTACTAGATATTAGTATTTTCCCAGCATCGTCAAAACTTATATATCCTTTATCAAATAAAGAATCATGTTGAGGACACATTAAAAAGCCATTATAAACATCAATTCTTTCTATATTGTTGCTAAAAGTCCAATCTTTAATGTGACTAGCAATTAGAAAACTACGCATATTAAGTCCACATATTTTACATTTAGGATCATACATAAGAAGTTTCCTTTTAAATAATTCTTGACCAATTCTTTTTTTTACAGTAGCATCAGTTTCAGTTTTATCTAAAGTTTTGTTATATTTTTTCTCAGTATTTTTAACATATAACTTTTGAAATATATTATCTGGTGACTCAGGATCGCCAAATGAAGCATATAATAAATCTACGATAGACTTTATAGCAGGTTGTATTTCATAAGATAAAGAAAAACGTTTTTCATTTTTATATTTTTCGTAGATAAAAAGTGCATAGTCAACATAGCAGACACTGTTACAGTTAGATTGTTCTAAAATTTTATATAATTCTCTATCATTAAATTCTAAATATCCTTTATTAATAATCTCATTATAAAGTAAAGGTGCTTTATAATATATCGAGCCTTTAAGATATTCACCTGGTTTACAAAGATCATTTCTAAAAAGACACTCATTACAACTCATAAAACAATACCTCCTACAAATTACTTTAGTAGTAGTTTATGTTTAAAAAAGCAAATTATTAAAAATTATAGGATTATACTTGCAAAGACTATGATTACTTAGCATTTAATAGAGGAATCTTTTGCCACTTGTAGAATACTTACAAAAGAGGGGAGATGCTATATATGGAAGTAACTAGAGGGGATTTTTATTGTGGAGCTTTTTTATCTTTTTTATTGAATAATGGAATTGTTCCAGCTCTTTTTGAAGAACGTATTGATGCTAATAGAAAAATATATGACTTTACAACTAATAAAGGAAATTTTAGAGTTTATGTAAAATATACAGAAAGTCCTTCAAGTAAAAGTGAAGGGAAAGGAAGTAGTATTTGGAACTTTCCTTTTACAGAAAGTCAAATTGATGAAATTAAAAATATAGTAACCGATGATAGAAGTTTATATTTTGTATTTGTATGTGGTAGTTCATCTTTAAATAAAAGTAGAATAGCAGTTATTTCACAAGATATTATATATAAATGCATTGATGTAAATAGAGAGAATAAGTATAAAAGTCAAAGTGTAAAAATTAGACTTATAAAGAATCATAGAGATTTTGATGTCTATGGTACAGCAAGATCTGATAAATTTGAAAACAAAGATAACACCATAAAAGTACAAGTTAAAAATATTGATGAACTTTTTGGAAATAAGCAAGAAAATAAAGAAGATTTAAAAGAAGATTTGTGTTAATAATTTTATATATTTTTTATTATAAATAATAAAGGCAACAGGATCATTACTCCTCTGCCTTTTCTTTTTTTATCCATTCAATTTTATATCCGATTATTTCAGCTATTTGTTTGCACTCTATATATTTAATAGTTCCTCTTGTTAATTTATTAGATAAATTTTGAGTGGTTGTGTCAGTACCATATTTTTCATTCATAGCTTTTACTATATTAGTTAAAGTCCAACCTGATAAAGCTATGAAACTTTTAATTTCATTTTTTATATCAAGCAAATAATCACCTCCTAAATTGATTATACTATAGAGTTTTATTTTATTCAAATATAAATAAAAATATTCAATATAATTTAAAATATATGTTGACATTTTAAACTATAGAGTGTATTATTAAACTATAGAGTAAATAATACAAGGGAGGTAAAAAGTATGGATGATAATTATATGAAAGCATTAAATGTTTCAGAAGAAACTTTAAATAGGATTAACTCAATATATGAAAAATCTGCAATTACAAGTTTTGAAGATCTGGAGGACTTTATAAGAACTATAGAGCACTATTCAAAAGATACTAGCGAAGGATATTTAGAATTAAATTCAAATGGTAGGTATGTATTAAATGACACAGAGCTTACCTGTGGCTATCCAGTAGAGCTATGGAATAATAAATCTCATAGTTGGAATGATGGAAGAATCGAACATTCAGACGAATATGGAGGTTATTATTTCTATAACTATGATGAAGAACATATTGTGTTAAGTGATGGAATTAAAGCAAGAGTAAGAATATGAAATAAGATTTGTGTAAGAAGTGTTTAATTAAAATCAAGATTTTATTGAGTTTTTGAAAAACACAAATAAGGTTATAAAACAGAGTATATAAAAAACAATTACCTGTAATAACCTATAAAGGATAAATATAACCATATATGAACATTGTACAAGCACTATAAACGTGCTAAGATGGAATGTACAGAAAGAGATACCAACTCTTTCACATCTGATCTTTGACAACTAAATATTTTAACTACACTAATATTCAAATTGTTTTTATTTAGTAAGTAATAATAAATAAAAACACATGAATACCAAATTTACTTATATGATGGCTATAGTATAAATCTAAAAAAAACATTTGTCAATACTTTTATTAACAAAAATAGAAATTTTAATTTAAAAATAGGGGGAATGTATATGAACAATAAATTATCAGAAACAGAAATTGAAAACATAACAAAGGATATTCTAAAACTAAAGAATCAAACTGCAAAGAACATAATGGAGATAGGCAAGAGATTACTGTTGGTTAAGGGGTCACTAAAACATGGAGACTTCCTTCAATACCTTGAACAAAAAGTTGATTATACATCAAGGACAGCACAAAGATTTATAAAAGTATATAAGGAATTTGGAAATGCGACAACGTTGTCTGATGTAGAACCTAGTAAATTAATATCACTAACTAAAGTCCCTAAAAAAGATAGAGAAAAATTTATTCAAGATAATAATATTAAAAATATGAGTTGTAGGCAAATAGAACAAGCTATAAGAGATATAAAAGCAGCACGTACCAAAATGAAGAGTGTTAAATCTAATACTCAGATACTAAAACAAAATAACCCTAGAGGCAATGTTCCACAGGGTGAAGAAAGTAATCCTACAGATGATATTTGGAAAGATACTATAGAGTTATATGATGAAATAATACTCCGAACTGGCGACTTTTATTATAGTGATAATTTAGAACTTGATAAAAAGGAAAATTTACTTTTGACCAGATATATTGCAAAAGAAATTACTTTTGACCAATTAAAAGAAACAATTACAACTAATAAATTAAATATACCAATTATGATTAATGAAGAAGAATATAAAAAATATATAGATGGGTTAGAAATTTATAATGCTTATATGCACTATGTAGATTTATATGGTTATGATTCTAAAGAAGATAAATCTTATACATATTATTCTATTTTGCTAACAGAAGAACTTGACTATAAAGATGTAGTTCAAAAAACATATGCTATTGAACAAGGAGAAACAGAAGAAACTCGTCAACAATGGATAAGGGAAGATAATTATTTACTAAATAAAGATAACATTACTATTGATCTTGGCTGTGAGGATTGTTCTGAATATATTTGTATCTATATAAATCAAAAGCTATTCGCACACTATGATATTAAGAAAACTGATTATTATAAATGTATTAAAAAATTATTTGCTCACTATGGAATTAATAAAAAATATTTAAAATTAGTTGATGAATTTACTAAGCAAAGAGAAAAAGATGTAATGGAGCAACTACAAAGGACTTATGATAATAATGTTAAAAAAGCAAGATTCAAGTATATAGAAGGTAATGAAACATATTTATTATTACATTGTTTGGATGATACAGATTATATAAAAGTATTTAAAGACCTTAAATCAGTTGCGACTTATACTTTTCCAACAAAAATAAATCTGTATTCTCTCGACTTTTATACTACAGTTTTAACTTGTGATTTTGTAAAAGATATAATCAAGCAGACTGAAAGCAATGCTGATACTAGATTAGAGTATACAATGAAATTTAAAAATAAATTAGTAGCAAAAGCAAAAGAACAATATAATTCATTCAAGAGACAATATGAGAATAACTTTAATTGGGATGGGTTTGGTTTTGATGATTTTAAGACCAATACTAAGAAAAAAGATGTATCAATTGATATATTCGATAGTGAAGAACTGGGATTTTTAAAAGATATGTTAGATGATAAGTCTTTGTGGCGAAAATTTTATGTAAAAATTGCTAATAAGATACACCCCGATAAAGTTGTTTCTAAAGGACAAGAAGCAATTAATGAAGCAGAAAACCAGATGAAATTATTAAACGCAATTAACGACAAAATTCAGAAATGTTGCTGATATAAAAGATAGTATTTGATATATAAATAAATATAAAATGGGGGAATAATATGGGAAAAAAATTAGCTTTAAAATGGATAACTGACGTTATTGGAGAAGATTATAAAAACTGGTCACAAGGGGATTATGTAATTATTGATGCACAAACGGGCTGTGGTAAAACTTATTTTATTCTTAATAAACTTTTAAATAATATAAGTAAAAATGATTCTATACTCTATATTTGCAATAGAACAAATCTAAAAAGACAAATAAAAGTTGATCTATTAAAACACTATGGTTTATACAAAGATGATATGAAACTTGATACTATAGATAAGATTAAATGGATACAAAATGTAAGAGTTACAAGTTATCACGAGCTATTTTTTAATAATATAAATCAAATATATGATGGTGAAGATAATAGGTTTGAACTCAATAAACCTCGATATATGATTTTAGATGAATGTCAATTTCTATTTGAAGATGCTTCATTTTGCAATAAAATTCAATATACATATAAGAATTTAATTAGTGAATACCAACCATTTACAACTAAAATATTTTTATCTTCTACAATGCAAGAGATAAAAAATAAAATAATAGATAATTTTAATTTAGGCAATGCTCCTGCATCTAAATTACGTATTTATAATACTGGAAGAGATTATAGCTATTTAAATATAAAATATTTTAAGAAGTTGGGTAATATAGTGAATTTAATACATAATGATAAGACAGATGATAAGTGGTTAATATTTGTTTCTAGTATACAAAAAGGTATTGAGATGCAAAAACAATTAGGTAATGATATTAGTATTTTTGTACAAGCAAGAGATAAAATAACCAATAAATTTAATGACATAGTAAAAGATTGTAAATTTAAGCAAAAAGTTTTTATTACTACAAAAGTGTTAGAAAATGGGATAAATATTAAAGATGATAAATTAAAAAATTTAGTGGTAATGACATATGACCAAACATCTTTTATACAAGAAATAGGGCGTAAAAGAATTAACATAAATGATGCTCCTATAGTCAACATATACATACCAACAAGACAGTATAAGACCTTTAGAAGTTTAAATAAAACATATGAAGATAAATTGAAAGAAGTAAAACTTTTTAAAGATGATCCAGTTGAATTTAATAAAAAATATGATAATGATTTGAAATTATTTAAAAAAAATAATTTGAATGAATTGTTTTATAAAGATAAGTTCACAAAAGAATTCAAAATTAATGAAATTGGATTACATAGATTAAAAATAGATAAGAAGTTTGCTATAAAAATGATGCACATATTAAAGAAAGATGAATTTGGATACATAAAAGAACAATTAGATTGGTTAAATTTAGGATATACGTTTAATGAGAATGAGCTAATAGAAGATATAATACTTGATATTGAATTGGAAAATTTAATCAAATTTTTAAATAGTTTAGTGGGACAACAATTATTTAAAAAAGAACGAAAAGAATTAATTGATAAAATAAATTTAAGGGACAACAGAGGTAGGCAGCAAAAATCTATAAGTTTAATAAATGCATATTTTAAAGAAAATAAAATACCTTTTATCATTGATCGTGATAGAGATAACAAAGAAAAATTAGATGATGGACAAAAAAATCTTAATTTCAGAAAAACTTATTGGATTATTGGTGAGATTAACTATAAGAAAAAATAATTTCTACCAAAAATGTGGAGTGTTTTTATATATATAAATATGCTCCACAAAAATGGCAGAAAGTAAAAAATTTAATATATAAAAACACTCCAAAGGTCGTTTCACTTTAAAATTTTAGTAATTAATTTGAGATTAGAATTTTTGATTTAGAAGAAACTTGTCCACAAAATTGCATTTATATTTCTATATTCTCATGTAATTTTTACATTCCTTATTGAAAACTTTTAACTGCATAACCAAGCCATTTAGACTATATAAATTGAGGGTATTATAGTCCCCAAATTAATCCACAAATTAATCGTTAAATTGAAACTTAGATGAATTAAAATCAACTAAATAAAAATCAAAACATTTCAAATGTAGTGGTTTAACAGATGGTTAAAATTTTATACCATTCAGTACTATAAATACAATTGAGAGTCTGAACAAAATAATATGTAAAGTTCTCATTTAAAGTTTAGTTATGCGATTCCGTAATTGAAGAACGGATACCGAACTTGGGTAATCCCCAGAGTTGGGGAAAACAGGTGAATTTAAACGACCTGTTATTACCGAAAATTAGTTCGTAAATAATTGATATCACTGAAAATGATAATGGATTTTAAATCTATCGGTAGTGTCATAAGTTTAATTTAGGATATAGGAAAATTAACTGTTTGGAACGGTAACTAATACCTAAGCATATTAAATGCAACAGATGTAGTAGAACTTGACTTCTAAAACATATCAGAAGAAAAAATGGATGTCCCAGAACGGGATAACTAGATATATGTTATCACAGCGTTAACAAGATAATCACACATAGTGATTGAGTATGAGATATTATTTATAAATTGGTTAAATCTATTTACAAAGGGTAATCAAATAATGAATATCCTTTAATTTTGTCTGACTGATGAAATACAAATATATAGTGTCCCACTCTGGGACATAAGAATATAGAGTTGTCACTGGGTGTAAAAGTTTGACATAATATCAAACTTACCATAAACCAACTTTGGATTGGGATGGAGCAAAATTGCATCGTCCTATTAACAGGCGTAAGCTGACACTTATCTATTAAAAAAATAAAATTAAATTGGGGGATATGATAATATGAATAAACAAGTAAAATTATATAAAATAAATTTAGGAATGGCAAAGACTATAAATGAAAAGAAATTAAGCAGCCTAAGGAGTTATAGTTATAAGAAGCTTAAAAATTATAAAAAAATGTTGGCTATAAACGTAAAAGAAGAATTAGGTGAAAAAACTTGGACTGAAAAATGTAATAATAAATTAAATGAAAAAATAAATAATGATGTCATGTATCAAGTATATTCAAATACATATGAAAAATATAAGGAATTATTAAGCAGCGAATATTCTTATAATAATGATATGAAACTATATAATGATGGCAATAAAGACATGATAATTAGAGGTATAAATAGTAAAAATATAAAAGATACAAGTACAATAGCAATTGGAAGCAATAATCTTGTACGAGTATTGGAACTTAATTTAGGAGAATTTACAGATAAATTTATTGAAATTGAGTGTGGAAAAATTGATGATAATATAATAGACAATGTTGTACATAATGGTTTATTCATAGATAATAATTATTACATTTTCTTTACAGCAGGTGCAGGACAAACAAGAAAACAAAAATTTTTAATGATAAAAGAAGATGTTTGGAAAGAAAAAGGACAAACTTTATTATGTGGACTAACTATAGAAAAAATGAACGAAATGGGTGGTATGAATATTAATAAGTTTCTAGCTTATTTAGCTCTGAATAATTCTAACTCTATTGTATGGAAAGATTTTGATATAGATAGATGCATAGTTGTGCCAGATTTTGAAACAATGGTAAATTCTAAAGTAGATTATATAAGTAGAAATGACAAAGCAGAAGATGGAACAATAAAATATACTAATAAAAAAGGTAAAGAAGTAATAAGAAAAAAATATAAAGTTGATTGGTCTATAGAAAAAAATAAAGTAATGGATGTTCCAGTTCCACATATGGATGGATGTGGTATTATGCTTACAAGTATAAATAAGAAAAATATACAATTTAGGATGCCCTGGTTTAAGGGATTATTGACACCAACAAATTTTAAAAAATATGCTATAGAAGAAGCTAAAAATACAATAGTTACAGATATATATGGTAAAGAATGGAATATAGTAAAAGATAAAATACAAATAATTTTTACAGCCAGTCAGTTTAAACTTGCAAAGTATTATTCTTCATGGCAAGAATATAAAGATAATTTTAAAAAGTATAAATGTACATTTAATATTTGCGAGGAAGATGAAAGGAAATATAAAGACAAACAATTAAATTATCAGATGTTACAAACATTAACTGACATGACAGATCCGCAAGTGGAATTGTTATGTAAGGATTTTAAAGATTTTATTGCAAAAGTACATAGTGATAGGGACTCCCAATTAGAATTCTTAGGTGCAACTAAATATAATGAATATAGAGATTATTTTCAAGAAGCTTTGAGACTATATCCAGAAATGTTACAATCTGATTATGTTAATGCTCAAATAAAACAAATAATTAAGAAAGCTAAAAAAGATGCAAAATGTGGGAAAATAATAATACCAAATACAAAAAGAGTATTTATAATTCCAGATGTAATTGCATTTATGGACTGGCTATTTACTGGAAAAGAAAATCCAGAAGGTTGTTTAAAAGAGAATGAAGTATATTGTGATTTATATAAAGATATAGATAAATTAGATGTATTAAGAAGTCCTCATTTGTCATTTGAACATGCTATAAGAAATAACGTTGCTACTAAAAAGAAAAATAATAAATATAAATATTTTACTACTAATGGGATATATACATCCTCACATGATTTAATTAGCAAAATATTACAATTCGATGTAGACGGAGATCATGCAGTAGTCATTTGTGAAAAATGGGTTATCAAATTAGTTGAAAATATGATTAAAAAATATAATATTAATCCAATATATTATACGATGGGTAAAGCTCCAGCAACACAAATAAATGCAGACAATATATTTGAATGTTTAAAATTTGTATATCATAAATCTAATATTGGTAAGGTCAGCAATGCTTTAACTAAAATTTGGAATGGTAACGATCCTTGGGATAACTACAATATTGTTGAAAAACTCTGTGCTTTTAATAATTTTGTAATAGATAGTGCTAAAACATTGGAGATTCCAAAAAAGCCAAAAGATGTAAAAGATATGTTTGATAAATTACAGCAAGAAAAATATCCTTACTTTTTTCAATTTGTAAAAGATGAAGTAAAATTAAAAGATTGTAATAAAAGAAGTAATAGCGTAATGGATAGAATTTGTAAGCAAATAGAACATATTGCAAGAAAAGATTTTAATTATGATGGATTTGGAACTTTTAAGATTGATAATTTATTACATGATAGGAGAAGTAAGCAAATAAATTATTCTATAGTAGACTTTTATTTACAACTAGAAAAAGAAACAAGAGAAAAAATTAATGCTTATGCTACTACACAAAAAGGTGCAGATGAAGAAGATAGTTGTATTGGATATTATAAAAAAGAATATTACATAGAAGCAAGAAAAAGAGTTTTAGAATATGCTAAAGAAAATAATTTAAGATATGATTATATAGTGGATAATATAATTAAATATACTTTTGAAAAAGACAATTATAAAATGGCTTTCCTATTTAATGTTTTTGGTGCAAATATAATAAACAATATAAATAAAAATATAACTAAATCTATAGATGAAGGATATGTACTTTGTGCAGATTGTGGTAAAAGGATTAAAAATACAAATGGAAAAACTAAAAGGTGCAAAGAATGTGCTGTTGATATAAATAAGAAGAAAACCAATATTAATAAGAAAAAGAAAAAAATAGCATAAGTTTGATTTGCTAAAATGATTAAAACGTTGATATAATTGAGCTTGACAGTATATCAAAACAAAACTATTTTTAAGAATGGCTTGTTTACTAAGGTTAGATATGTTTTTGAAGTGTGTAAATGAGATAGAAAGAATGAGTGAGAACTCGTAAAAAACCAGTAAGACGTAATGAACTTACACTAAAGGATAGTTGGAATTTCCTTCTATCCTTTTAAAATTTAATTCTATTTTTGTCTACAAATAATAACTATATAAATTAATTATGTTTCAATGATTTATAAAATGGCTAGGAGTTGGTTACTCTTAGCTTTATTATTTTTTTAACTTAAAAATATATATACATAAACATTATATCATGTATAGGATGTTTTGTAAATATAAAAATAAAAAATGGAGGAGAAATATGTTTAAAATTTTAAAGAAGAAAAAGAAAGACCAAGTTAAAAGGAAGTTTGACTGTCGGAGGAGTCCTAGAGACGAGAACGATTTATATTTAGATACTAGAACTTGGCGAGTTTATAAGAAGGCTTATATAGAGAAGGGGGAATAAAGGAAATGATTAAATTTGATGAAACAGAAATAGAATACATAAAAAAATCTATGCAGAATGTGCTAGATATTTGGGAGAATGGAACTAAAGAAGAATTGGAGCAATATATAGAAGATATAGGTGGAGAAATATTAGATATAGTTATATTAATAAGCAGGAACGATTGGTTTCTATTAGATAAAGTCAATAAAATTGATTGCATTAATAGTAAAATTAAAGACTTTTGTTACTATGGACTTGGAATGTGGGTTTGGGTAGATTCATACATGGATACAGCAGCAGAAGTTTTAAAATATGTTCCAGATACAATTTATTGCAATATTTATAGAAAAATTATATCAAAATAGTTAAATTTTTTATTGATTTTTTTATTTAAAAAAGTATAAACCTCCACAAATAAAATATAACATATATAAAAATCAATGTCAATTAAAAAATAAAAAAAAGAAAAGGTGGAATTAATAATGGAAAATATAAAAGTAGCTGGGAATATATATTGTGCAGGTGTGTATGGAATTCGTACTAAGGAAATGAAAGATTATTTGTATATTGGTAGTGCCATAGAAATAAACGATGCTCTTAGTAGGCATAAACATAATCTTAAAAATAATAAATATAATAAAGGCAATAAAAAAGTTTTACAAGATAAGTTTGATGAAGGCGAACAATTAATTTTTGAAGTTATTTGGACAAGTTGCTTCCATTCAAAAAATTTGAATGACGAACAAAAAGATGCTTTACAAGAGGAGTTATCTGTCATAGAAGAATTTTATATAAATTTTTATAGAATATGTTGCAATTGTCAAAAATCTGTAACTAAACATAGTAGTAATAAAGATAAATTATCTACATATAAACGTCAAATTGCCAATAGAGGTGAGAATAATCCACATTGCACAAAGTTAAATAAAGAAAAGGTAAAACAAATTAAAATATATCAGAAAAATAATACATATAATGATAAACAACTTGCAGAAATGTATAATGTCTCTTTATCACATATAAGAAATATTAGAGATGGTAATAGGTGGGCAAGTGTACATATAGAAGACAAAAGTAATGTTGTATCCTTTGGCGAGAATACAACAGGTTCTAATACTGTATTTGGCGATACAGTTAATTTTAATAACTAATTATATTATAACACATTAATAATAGAAATATACAAGGAGGTGTCCGAAATTTTTGGATACCTCGATTTTTAAAAATAGGAGGTAGTAAGTAATGTACATATATAAAGACACTATAAAAGGTGTAATAAAATCTACCATAGCTAAAAAAAAATTAGCAGGGGTAAAAGATATAGATTTTTTTATTAAACAAAATGGTGATAAAAAAGAATTTGTAGGTCATGTAATATGGCAAGAAGGTGTAAATGAAGATTTTTATACGGAAATAGATGGTTTAAGAAATGAAAAGTATATATTAACTAAGTCTATAAACTGTTGTGCATACATAATGTACCAACATTCAACGCCTTTGGACTTTTATAAAGACTCAAAAACAGGAAATATATTATTTAAATTTAGGAAAAATGAGAACAATAAGGAGTCTTATAATAAGTATAAAGAGACAGTTATGAACCAGAATAAGTTGGAAGTAGACATTATTAGATTTAATAAAATTATTCATTATATCAAAAAGAAGACTAGAGAATTCAGAGAAAATAATTGAAATATAGAGGATATCTGACTAGTATTGTAGAATATGAACATAACATACAATATTAGGGAGTGATTTATTATGAGTGAATTTAAAATTAAATTTGAATTGCCTTCTGAGTTTTTTAAAGATGATAAAGCAAAATGTATTGATGATTCTATAAAAGGACAAGTGAATGTGAATAAATTTTCATGTGAAAATGATTATAATTTAAAACTGATTGAATTATATAAAAAGGCAAACTATGATGTTAGTGTATATAAATTTAAAGATGATATTCCAATGACTTATGAGGATAGATGCGATAATATAAGCTATGATAAAGAAAAGTATGTTGCTTATTTAAAGAGCAAAGAAAAAGAAATAGAAATTTTACAAAAATATATAGATATGGATAGCTGGCTTAATGAGAAATCAGGAAATGTTGTAAAATATTTATCATATCTTACTGAAATAATTAAGAAGAACGAAGATAAAATTTCAAAAGAAATTTGTGAAGACATTTATTTTTATCTCTCACCAGCTCTTATAGATGCAACAAAGGTATATGGTTTTATATGTGATAGTAAAGAACAATCAGGAAATGAAGGCGAATTGATTTTTGATAAAGGTAATGATGGTCTAGAAGAGGTCTTGGTTAAATTTGGACAACTGGATAAAACCTCTAGAATGAAAAAAATTGAAGATTTATCAGAGTTTGTACTTAAATTAGAACAATTGATTAAAGGCGATAAGTCAAATAGAACTCTTGTTCATGAAGCATTAGCTAAGTACCAAAATAGAACTAATAAAGTAAAAAGTGAGATTGAAAAATTAGAGAATTCAATTGAAAAGGTAACAATGGGAGAATCAAGTTGGGGTGTATTTGTTACTACTGCGAAATATATAATTCCACAGTTGAAAGAAGAATTAAATAATATTAAAAATACATAGGAGCTTATTATGGATATTACAAGTAGTTAAAAAAACTAAAATTTTCATTTTGATTTAGTATTAAGTAATTTAGTAGGAGGATAAAAAATATGAAATTAGATACTAAACAAAAAGTTTTAGTTGCTATTTACACTGAGTATCAAAGAGATATACCTAATATGGAACAAGCAATAACTTGTGAAAACTTAAAGATGGACAAGGATAAATTTATTTTTGCATTAAGAAAACTTAAGAATGAAGGATTAATTCAAAATATTGAGTTTGTATGGGCTGAAAATGAGATACAAGACTTTGAATTAGGAGATATGTTAATTTCATCTTGTGGAATAGAATATGTTGAACAAAAAATAGGAATAGATAAAACATTAAGTGGATTAGATAAAGTAAAGCATATTATAGAAAGGTCTGGAGAATGGGGAATAAATCAACTTAAAGATTTTGGATCAAAGGTTGCAGCAGAAATAATAAGATCTAATATTTAATTTTAATCTAAAAAGTCTCTATTACAAAATATTTTAAATTTATACAAATAGCAGTATAATAATGGTAGAATTTTGTAAGGGAGATGTGGAGTATGGATAAGGTAATTGATATTAAAAAAAGATATTCAAGAGAGTTAGAAGATATTGATTATATTTTAAGAAATTTAGAAAATGGTAGGTACTATGAAAATACAAAGGCTAAAATGGATGGATATTTAGCAACTAATATAGCTGATATAAGAAAAGATCTTAATGATTTAATAAACAAAATAGAATATAATAAAGATTCTATAGATGAAAAAATAGGGAAAGAATTTTCTAAGATACAAAATAAATAAATTTAGGGTATCTGAAAGGGCTGAATAAGCTCTTTTTATTTTTAAATAATGTTAAGTGTAAAGTAAAAATACTTGACAGCAATATGAATATGGAGGTGATAAAATGCTAAATGAAGTTAAGTTGAATTGTATTGAATATTTAGTGAGTGGTATGGAAAAAACAGAGATTTCAAAATTAATTGGTAAGAGTAGGCAGGCAATATATGAATGGATTAATAAAGATGAAGAATTTAAAAAAGAACTTGCCAAAAGGTTACAGGAACGTAAAACTTCAGCCACCAGAAAAATCAATTCAAAATTACCACAAGCAATTGATAAAGTATGGTATTTAATTGAAAATGCTCAATCTGAAAAGGTAAAATCTGATTTACTAAAGTATTGGATTGATAGAGAAATGGGGACACCTACAAGCAAAGTACAAGATGTTACAGGACAGGAAGATAAGAATGATAAGGCAATATCTGCTGATGATTTGAAAGCTGAATTTACTAAGTTTAAGAAGGTCAAAGATGATAATGAGGATAAGCCAAACCTCAAGGCGGTTTAATATCTTATAATATTACAACCTTAACTGGAATTATAATTAGTTTATTATGGCTGATTTAAGCTATACTAAGTGTACTAATATACTCATATGGTGCTAGTATATACTGTTAGTACATGGCTTTATATGGCTCATATAATGCGTAGTTTATGTAGTCTTATAACAATGTTATGTATTGTTAAGTTAAGATTATATAAGACATTACTTTAAAATTTTGATTTTATTCTACTGGAATATACCATAAGTAGAAGTTAGCATTATTACATATCTAATTTGTGTATCAAAAAGTATACCTAATGACACATAACTAACGTTACCATATATCAAGTGCTATCGTAGTATCAAAATGTTATTAAAAAACTTTTGAAACGTATCAAAAGTACATTGACTATTTGATACAGTATGATATAATTAAAGTATCAAAAGTAGTGAGGGGAGTTTTGATACTATGAGTAAAACAGTTGCATATGTAAGGGTATCTAGTAAAGATCAGAATTTAGATAGACAACTTGACGAGATTAAGAAATTGGGTATAGAAGATAAATATATATATACTGATAAGCAGAGCGGTAAGGACTTTGACCGAATAGGTTATCAGTATATGAAAAAAGGACTTGAAAAGGATGATTTACTTGTAATAAAAAGTTTAGATAGATTTGGACGTAACTATGAGGAAATAATGGCTGAATGGAATGATATTACTAAAAATATAGGTGCTGATATTAAAGTACTTGATATGGATTTATTAGATACTACTAAGAATAAGGATTTGTTGGGTACATTTATTAGTGATTTAGTATTACAGGTATTAAGTTTTGTAGCTGAAAATGAACGTAAAAATATAAAACAAAGGCAACATGAAGGAATTAAGAGTGCTAAAGATAGAGGTGTAAAATTTGGTAGACCTACAATAGATATAGATGGTAATTTTATAACAGTATACAATAAGTGGAAAGTAGGAGAAATTAAAGCTGTAGAAGCAATGGAGCTATGCAATATGACTAAGGCAACATTTTATAGGAAAGTAAAGCAATATGAGAATAGATAGAACAATTATATATGAATATTATTAAAGGACATGAGATAGGATAGAATCATCTTATGTCTTTTGTTTCGTCTAAAGATAATAGTATATTAATTGCAGCAGGAGCGGAACTAAAATGTATCATTAAATAAGGGTAAATAAAAAAACTATCAAACTTGATAGCTGAATTTGAAAAAGAAATTCCTTGTACTTAATTATAAGGCTGCTGTTATGGCAAGATTTGTACATTAAGAATAGGAAATACATTTATATTTTAATCAAAAGTAGCGGAATGAAATGAAAATAATTATATAAACCTACATTTAAAAAAATTCTCATGGTAGCGGAACACTGACGTATTATATTATACCAACGGTAGCGGAACGATAAAAATTTTGGGGCGTACTTCTTTTTATTTTTTTTCAACGACCCCTTGCAGTTACTTCAACAATTTTTTATACCATTTTTTTAACTTTCAAATTAAATAAAGTCCTACAGGGAAATTACATACCTACCAGTCAAATATGACACACAGGTTCAACAACCTCATATTTAAGGTACTTCAACTATGTCATATATGACTTACTTCAAGAGTGGTCATTATAGCCACACTTTATTAACACTTGTCATAATGACGTTACTTCAAGGTGTCACAGAAATGCGATTACTACTAATACCATTACAAAGGTGTTGTTACATAACAATACCGTAACTACTGGTCAAAACGACCTTAACTGAAAGATTATTCATTAATGAGTAAATATCACTCAAATTTTCTAATATTAATTATACCATATTTTCAATAAAAATCATTCTGGACAAAAAGTCCATAACTAAATTAATAAAAAATATATAATAAAAAATATTTTATAAATTTCAAATTAGTAAGTTTCAAATTGAAACCTACTCCATTAAATAAAATTGAATACAAGGAGATGATGGAGCAAATGGAATACGATGGTATAGAATTTTTTGATGAAAATAAAGATAAAGAAAATGACCAATTTAATAGATATTTGCTTCATAAATTCATAAAAAAAATATATATAGACAATGGAGCAACAGACGAACAAGCAGAACAGGCTACAGAAGAAATGATACTTAAATATAAAGATAATCTTTTTGGTCATAATGGGTTAGCGGTTATGATAGGAGAAATTAGTATACCATTTTTCTGTTCATATTTTTTACAAGATACATTCATCCCAAAGGATGATAATACTGCAAGAGAATTAGCAGCAGTACATTATATGATATGGGATACACTAGAAGAAATGATTATTGATGATAAATTCGACAAATTAGAACTAATTATGCCAAGAGGTACTGCAAAAACAACAGTATGCGACTTTGCTTTATCAGTATATTTACATTGCTATAGAAAGTCAATTTATACTCTTGTATGTGGTAAAACCGAACAAGATTCAGTTGAATTTATAGCACAAACTAGACAAGCATTTGAAGAAAATCCTTATATAATCAAAAGTTTTGGAAAGCAAATTAATACTAAAGAAAATACAGTAAATAAACTAGAATTGGAATTATCTAATAAAACAAAAATACAAGCAATATCTTCTACAACCAGTATGAGAGGTAAGAAGTATAATGGGACAAGACCTTCAACCATAATAGCTGATGATTACCAGTCTAAAGCAGATTGTGTTACTCAAGAAGCAAGGGATAAGAAATATAATACATGGTCAGAGGATAGTGAATTTGCAGGAGATAAAGCAGTAATTCGTCATGGTAAAAAGATAAAAAGTGCAACTAAATTTATTGTGCTTGGAACAATTTTACATAGAGATTGCTTTATGTCAAGATTATTAAAAAATAAAGAATATAAACATACAGTAAAACGACTTTGTGATTTTGATGTAGATAAATATTTTCATAGTGGACTATGGGAAGAATTTAGAAAAATATATTTTGATGATAAATTACAAGATAATGTTAGTGAAGCAAAAGAATTTTACTATCAAAATGAAAAGGAAATGCAATATAAAACCATTTGGCAAGATAAATATAATTGTTTAGAAGAAGCAATTAGTTATTATAATAATCCAGTTGCATGGAAACAAGAAATGCAGAATGACGCTAGTAAGATAGGAGAGAAATGGTTTAAAAGTATTATTACTAAGTCTTATGAAGAAATTAAATCTCATACAGTAGAGAAGATGATGTTATGTGTTGATCCTGCAAGTACGAGTACAAAACGTTCAGATAGTTTTGCATTTTTAGTTGGTTCAACTTCTGATAATGGCTTTAAGTATGTACACAAAGGAGAGCTAATTAAGTTTGATGCACGTACTCAGTTTGATGAATATTTGGGACATATAATAGATTTATTAAAAGAATATAAGCAAATAACTCATGTATTCATAGAGAAAAACACGTTTAATGGTTCAGATGCAAACCAACTTGAAAAATTAATAGAAAATGATCTCGAATTAAGTGGTAGAGATATAACCATTATTAATGAGAGCCAAAAGAAAAATAAAGATGATAAAATAGCAAGTTGTGTTTCAGCAGTAAACAATGGTGCAGTAATTTTTAATGAGGAAGATACTGACTTTACAGACCAGGTAAAAGAATTTTGTGGACAAGACTTTTCTTTACATGATGATGCACCAGATGTATTAAGCGAATTTTACAACAGGATAGATAATATAGAGGTAATACAACCTTTAAGATTTTTACATTTACCAAAAGAAATAAAATTTTAGAAATAGGAGGTAGAACATGGCAGATAATATTCAAGAGAATAATAATATACCAGTAATAGATGTACTTGACACACAAATGCGTAAAGTTGTTACTGAATGTATCTCACAATATGACACAGAACATCTATTGAATGAAAGCAAATATAATTATTATAAAGACCGACACGATATACTTGATAATTATAAATCTACAGATAGACGTTCTAATCAAATATGTCAATGTAATTTTGTTGGTAGGTTCATAGATGAGGAAATTAGTTATATTTGTGGAAAGCCAGTTAGTTTTGTACCAAAGAATGGGAATGATAATGTAATAATGGATATAGATTATTATTTATCTCATTGGAGTAAGAAACATAATCAAACTGTATGTAGAGATTTAAGTATATATGGTAAAGTATTTGAATTATATTACATAAATGATGATTTAGACTTCTGTTCCAAAGTGTTAAATCCATTAGATTCATTTGGTTTAATTGATGAAAATAATAATGTAATATTATTCTTATATTTTTATCGAAAGCCATTTGATAGTCAAATATATACAGATATTTATACAGATAAAGAAATAATAACTGTATATAAGGACACTTTACAGGTAGTAAGCAGAAGAATAAATATATTTAATCGTGTACCAGTTAGTTTTGCAACTATAGACCGTACTGTATATGACATGATAAAGACTTTAAATGATAGTTATAATATAACTCTTAGTAATGCTGTCAATGAAAATTCAGATTTCAGAAATGCTTACTTAAAAATAGTTGGAGCAAAAGTTAGTGAAGAAGATATTCAATTTTTCGATAAAAAGGGTATTATAAATGTACCAAAGGACGCAGATATGGACTTCTTAATTAAAAATCTAAATGACCAATATTTAAAGACTACACTCAAAGAAACAAAGGATGATATTTACGAGTGTACTGGACATATAGATACTTCACAGAAGTTGTCCTCGAACACTTCTAGCCTTGCGTTACGTGGTCGAATTTTAACGTTAGAGCAACGTTGCCAGTTAATAGCAGACGCTATGACAGATGTTGTTAAAATAAGGTTGAAATTCTTATTTATGTATCTAAAGAATTATTTAGCAGAGTATAAGGATAAAGACCCTAAAACATATAATTGGAAGAATATTGATGTAACCTTTACACCAAATGTTCCTACAGACCTTACTATGATAGCAAATGTTATTAGTCAATTAGGTGGTATCGAATTGAGCCAAGAAACCAAACTATCATTACTTCCATTCGTTGAAAATCCTAGACTTGAGATGAAACGTATTAAAGATGAACAGGACGCTAATATGCTTAATGTAGATGATTATAACCCTTATTCTACAGAGGAAACAGATGAAAGTAAAACTAATATAGGTGATAATGGTGACCCTACAAATGTACCTAACCCAATGAGTACGGTGGGTGTATAGAAGGTAGGTGCATAACATGGAAAATGTTAAAGATAAACCTAAAACCAAGGATGAAAAGAAGCTACAGAAAGAAATGTTAGCTTTATTTTTGTCCATTTTAGCATACAGTAAAAACATAAATCCCATAATGTTGGGATATAAGCAGAATAGAGAACTTATAAAAAGAAAAATAAATCAGTTATATTTGATGTACTCAAAAGAGGGTGAATTAAATATGACTAATAAAGAAATAAATAAAAATCTACAACAATTAAAACCAATATTTAAGCAAATTGTGTCAAATTTAACTTTACTTGAAGATAATCAATTAAAAGAATTACTTAATAAAGTGTATAAGCAAGGTTATTATAAGACTTCTTACATATTGGCTACAGGATTAGCTTTTACTTTAAAGAAAATTACTGATAAGCAAATTAATAAGGTAATTAATGAAAAAATAGACCATAAAAGTGCTTTTGATAGAAATAAAATAAATAAGACTAAGTTTGTAAATAAAATGATTAAAGATATAAAATACAACTTACAAAAGGACAAAACTATGGAGCAAATGTTTGATACCATAGATAAGGACTTTAATACAGGAGTATTTTATAGTCATAGGCTCATAGAAAACCAACTTACAATAGACTTTGAACAGGCACAACTTGAAGCATATGAAAATGCAGGAATAGAAAAAGTTGAATATTGTGCAGTATTAGATAATAGGACTACCAAATTATGTGAGAGTTTGAATGGTAATATTTATCCAATAGATGAAGCACCTATTCCAGTTCTTGATACTCATATTAATTGTAGGTCAACTTTAATTCCTTATGAAACGGACTGGAAAAAATCAAATTCCCTATCATGGGAATTATATCAAGCAGAAAATCAGATTTAATTATGAAGTAGCACAGAATTTTGTACTACTTCATTTTTATTATACGTCTTTTTAGGATTTGCAGACATTATAAAGAACAAATTACTAAATAAATATTTGAACTTTATAGGACTAAGGGAGTGACTATAAAGGGCAGGAGGTTATATTAATTATGGCAATAGAAAATTTTAAGGAAATTACAGATTATTTTGATACAAATAAAGATAGTGAAGATGTTAAAAATTTTAAGAGTTCAATAGTCAACGTTGATAATGTTAAAAACTTTCTTGAAAATAATGAAGAAGGAAAAAAATATATAAATTCTTATGCTGATACTAGAGTAAGCAAAGGAATTGAAACTTTTAAACAAAATAATTTAGAGAAATTAATAAATGATGAAATAGCAAAACGTAATCCTTCAACAGACCCAAAAGACCAAGCTTTAGCTGATTTACAAAAAGAAATGGAAAAAATGAAAGCTGAAAGTGCTAGAAAAGACCTTGCTAATAAAGCATTGAAGGTAGCACAGGAAAAGAAAATACCTTCTGATTTAGTTAATTATTTTGTAGGTGCTGATGAAGAAACTACTAAAAATAATTTAGATGTTTTATCCAAGGCTCTTGAAGCTTATAGTCAAAAGGCTAAAGAAGAAATATTAAAGAGTGGTTCATATACACCACCTAAGAGTAATCCTATTACAACAGAAGAACAGGCAAAATCAGAAGTATATAAATATTTTGGATTAAATAAATAAAAGTCTTTTTGTTATTGCAGACTTAAAAAAACAAGAATTGAACTTAAAGATAGTATGACTATTTTTAAGAAAATAAATAAAAAATAAATTATAAAGGATGGTAATAATAATATGGCAAATTCAATAGCTTATGCACAAATTTTTCAACAGGCTTTAGATACACAGCTTATAGCAGGTGCTACAAGTGGATGGATGGAAGCAAATGCAGGACAAGTTATATATAATGGCGGTAATGAAATAAAACTTCCAAAGATAAATATGGATGGTATGGCAAATTATGATAGAAATAATGGTTTTACTCAAGGTGGAGTTAATCTTGTATATGAAACTATGACACTTACTCAAGATAGAGGTAGAACCTTCTCATTAGATACTAATGACGTAGACGAAAGTAATTTTGTTGCTACTGCAAGTAATGTTATGTCAGAGTTCCAAAAAACTTTAGTTATTCCAGAAATAGATGCTTATAGATATTCTAAAATGGCAACTTTAGCAATTGCAGGAAGTCAAGCAAGTGGTGGTTATACACCTGCTACTACAGATATATTAAGCAAGTTAAAAACTGATATATCAAAAGTTAAGGACATTGTTGGTGACGTTCCTCTAGTTATTACTATGAGTTCTCTTACTAAGAATATATTAGAAACTTCCGCAGAAATATCTAAACAGTTAGTTGTTAATGACTTTACAAGTGGATTATATAGTACAAAAGTTTCTGTACTTGATGATTGCCCTATAATAGCAGTACCAAGTGCTAGATTAAAGACAGCATATGTTTTCAATGATGGTAAGACAACTGGACAAACTCAAGGAGGTTTTGTTGCAGATGCTAGTGCTAAGAATATAAACTGGATTATATCAAGACAGGATGCCCCAGTTGCTATAAGTAAGACAGATACTATAAGAATATTTGATCCAATGACAAACCAACAGGCAAACGCTTATAAACTAGATTACAGAAAATATCACGACATTTTCATACCCGACAATAAATTGAAGGGCGTATTTGTCAACGTTAAAGAAGCTTTATCATAAAATAATGGGGTGGATAATATCCACCTCTTACTATTATATTAATGAAAGGTAGGAAAATAATATATGAAATTACAACGTTTAAATGTAATTAGAGTAGTTAATGATAAAGAGGAAAATATAATAAATAAATTAAAATCTAATGGATTTAATGAAATAAGCGAAGATGGTAAAGTAATAGATGCTAAAGAGGATGAAATAGAAAAAGAAGTTGAAAAACGTGTTGAAGAAATAAAGAAAGAACTTGAAAAAGAATTAGCTGATAAAGCAAAAGCAGATGATGATAAAAAAGGTAAAAATAAATAGGAGGGTATAGGTATTTTTTATCTATATCCTTATTTTTTTGTAAATGTGAGGTGATTATATGACAGGTACAGGAACAAGTACAGACCCTTTTCTTGTGGCTACTGCAAGTGATTTATGTAATGTAGGAAATAATCTTAGTGCTTATTATAAGCAGACAGCAGATATTGATATGGCAGGAGTAACATTTACACCTATAGGCGTATCAAATACTACAGCATTTACAGGTACATATGATGGAGATAATCATATAATCAGTAATTTAAGTATTAATGCAACTACAGATTATACAGGAATGTTTACTTATGTTAATGGTGGAACACTAAAAAACATTAAATTATATAAAGAAATAGTAAATAGCACAAAAGGCTATACAGGAGGTTTAGCAGGACAAATAATCAATAATAGTAGTGTAACAAATTGTGGTTCTAGTGGAGCAACAATTACAGGAGTTAATTATATAGGTGGATTATTTGGAACTTGTGCTAGTAATGTAAGTAAATGTTTTGTGGTTGGATTAAATATGACTGGTACAAGTATTATGCTAGGTGGTTTTGCAGGAGCAATAAATGCAAATGTATCTTCACAAGTAACCATATCTCAATGTTTTGTGGAAGGTACAATTGATGGTACTGGACAAACATTTATTGGCGGATTTATAGGGATGCTAGGTGGTTATTATCTTGTAAAAGATTGTTATTCTAAATGTAATGTTAAAGGAAATATGTATGTTTCTGGTTTTGTAGCTTTTGCAGGTGGTGGAACAGGTTCAACCGTATTAAGTAATTGTTATACTGCTAGTCCCGTTACAGCAACAACTACTAATGCAGGAGCATTTACAGGAGAAACAGGTTCTAGTTTAACTATTACAAATTGTTATTGGGATAAAACAATATCTATTATTACAACTGATAAAGGTAATGCAAATTCTGGTTATGCTACTGCAAAAACTACAGCACAAATGCAAACTCAATCTACATTTACAAATTATGATTTTACAAACATATGGGCGATTAATTCGGGTGAATATCCACACTTACAATATTATCAAGCAATTAATCCTAATCCAACACCACCAGTTACTCCAACTTATAAGCAAGATTATCATAATTTAAGTTCACCTTTATTTGGAACGTTTTCACCTTTATTTTAACGATAAGGAGGTATTATATATAGATGATAGAGCAATTAAATAATTCAGTTAAATTTATGAGTTTTTTCACAAGTAGTAAAGTAGGAAAAACAGGTTTAACCGTTACAATAGATGTATTCAATCCTAGTGGTACTAAGATTGTCACAGATGGTTCATGTACTGAAATAGGAGATGGAATTTATGTCTATACTTTAGCAAGTACAAATACCAGTTCGGAAGGTGAATACATTGCAGTATTCAAGACAAGTGATAGTTCCGTTGATATGCAAGATATACCTAGTTTATGGGTTATTGGTAGAGCAGGAGTGGAGCATTTAGATGGTAATATATCAGATAAGGCTACACAAACAAGTGTTAATGCTATTCCTACAACTCCATTACTAAGTTCGGATACACGCCTTGATAATTTAGATAGTAAAGTTTCATTAATTGCTAAAAATCCACTATTGACAAATGATAGTCGTTTGGATAATTTGGATGCTAAAATATCGAGTATAAGTGGCGGTGGAAGTCCTTTACAATCTACAGATAGTAGGCTTGATAAATTGGCAAACTTAGATGCAGCAATTAGTACAAGAGCAAGTCAAACTTCTGTTAATTCAATTCCAACTAATCCATTACTTACAAATGACAGCAGATTAAATAATTTAGATGTTGCAGTTAGCACAAGGTCAACACAAAGTTCCATTGATAGTATTACAGGAAGTGGTAAAACTAAATGGACATATACTCTTACTTTACCAGATAGCACAACTCCAATTCCAGAAGCTAATGTATGGATTACTACAGATATAGAGGGTAATAATATCATAGGTAGCACAGTAACCGACAGTTATGGACAGGCTAATTTTGCAGTAGATAAAGGCACAATTTATGTATGGTGTGCTAAAACAGGTTATAAATTTAATAATCCAGATACGGAGGTGGTCGCATAATGGCAGGAAACGGAACAGGTGAAGTAATTCAAAGTGAGTTGCTTTTAGCTGATGTAAAAACTTTAATACCATTGAAACCTACTGATACAAGTAAAGATGATATTATAAATCTTTATTTGAGAAGGGGTAATACAGCAATAGTAAAATATCTAAATGATAAAGCAGTTACAGATGCTAAAGCATATCCAGATGCACTTGTGGAATATGCCTTAGTTCGATATAGAAAACGACAAAATGAGGGTGTAAAACAAGCAACACAAGGTAATAGAAGTGTTACATGGGAAGGTGGACTTCCTCAATCAGTAAAAGAATTATTGCCATTGCCTTGTATTGGATTAATGTAATATAAGCTATATTGAATTTAATAGGAAAATTATTATGCCAGTTACCGTTTTGAACGCTATCGGATTTTAAGGTGGCTAGTTGGTAAAATATATTTACTTAGTGTTTTAAATTTAAAAGGGATGGTTACTTCACTTATAGAAATATATATGTATAAAATTTATGATTGGAGTGGTTATTTATGCTTTATCAATACAATGCAGAAGATTATGAAAAACCAATATCATTTATATCACCAAGTGGAAAAAGTTATGTAAAAGAATATGATGTGAGAAATGAGTACAATGTAGAATTTAATTTATCAACAATTGTTAACGAATATGATGATAACAAAATTGTTATATTAATTGTAGGTAATCCAACAGAAAAAAATAAATTTAGGTTTAAATCAATTATAAGTAATGTTAAATTGGAAAAAGTTCAAATTTATAATAAGGATAATTCTTTTATATATTTTAAGTTACCTGATAAAAAATAAACAAGGAAATTATATTAGAACTCTTAGCTGAGTTCTTTTTTATGTAGAAATTAAACAAAATGACCGTGGGAGCAATGTCTTTTAGGGTGAACAAGGAAGAGTTAGAGAATTTAGCAAAGTAATTGATTAGAGGTGATAAAGTAATGTTTTATGATACAGAAATTGAAATATGGGGTAATCCAATTAATTCAACTTATGATGATACTATATATGGAGATTTTCAAGAATATGATAAGAAACTAAAAATTGAAGAATTTACTTTTAATATAGACCATAGAGTATTTTGTGATTATACAACTTTAATTACAGATAAATCCTATTTTAAAATTAATGGTGAACTTTATAAATGTATCAAACCAAAGATTTTTGATACTTACATGGAAGTAATGTTATATAAGTGTCAAGGAGGTGATAATTAGTGTATGGAAATGTAAAAGGAAATTTAGTTGATAATATAGATAATAATTTTGATTTTCTCCTTTATGAAATAGGCATTAATATAAAAGTTAATCATGTTAATAAAAGAGCAATTATAATAGATAATACTGAAAAGCCTACTGATACAGATACTAAGATTATTGTTACTAATTTTCTTCTAAATCAAGGTGATTTAATTCATTATAATAATATGGATTGGCTTATTATGGGAGAAGTGGACACAAGTAAAAATACTTATAGAGCCAAAATAAATAAATGTAATTTTATAGTAAAATTTCCTATTTTATCAAATAACCCTTATAACTATGAAGTACCAGTATTAGTTCAAAAGGGAAAATTTAGTGTAGATAATGGCACATATATAAATCTTCCAGATGGTGAGGTATATGTTACTTGTCGAATTGATAATATTATAAATCCTATGGGAGCAAGTACCGACATTATAGGATTAAATAGTGGTTTTATCAAATGGGCATATTGTTTTAAAATTACTGGAATTGATAAAACTAAGAAAGGATTAGTTACTTTTCATGCAGTTAATCAAGCAGTTCCGAATGATACTGTTATGTTAGATGAAGGTTATAATTCTACAGTTGTTAATACTATAAATATTAGTAATTCTATAGATAAACTAGAAATTGGAAATACTTATAAACCTACAGTAATAGTTACTTATAATGGAGCAGATATTACAAGTAAAGTCCCAATATATTATACAGCAGTAACAGATGATACTATTAGTGTTGCAAGTGATGGAACGGTTACACCAATTAAAGCAGGAAACGCAATTTTAGAAGTCTTTAGTCAAGGAGTATATAAAGATATATCTTTTGTTGTAAAAGATGTTGATTATAGTATGGTTATTGCAAATGAAACTGAAAGTATTGGTATAAATTATGATTATGCCATGAATATAAATTGTTATAAAGATAGTATCATAGATACTACACCAACAGTTACTTATATATCAAGCGACCCTACAATTGCCACAGTAGACAGCACAGGAAAAATAAGAGGTATTAAACATGGTAGTGTAAAAATTACTGCTAAATATCATAACCATTCTAAGAGTATGTATATTAATATAATTCCTATAAACACAATTACAATTACTAATAAAATAAATCAATTAAAAGTTGATCAAACTTATACACCTACATTTGATTGTATTTCTAATAATGTAACCGACAATAATCCAAGTATTACATATACATCAAGTGACCCTACTATTTTAAGTGTAGAAAATGGAGTAATTACAGCCTTGAAAGCAGGAACAGCAACCGTTGTCATATCTTATAAAGATAAAATTGTTAGTGTGACTATTTTATGTAGTAATACAACTTATGCCGTATCAATTACAAATAAACCTTCTAGTGAATTAAATAATAATAGCACATATCAATTAAATTTGAATTGTACACAAGATGGAACAGTAGACAGCAATCCTACAGTAACTTATGCTATATCAAATACAAATGTTGCTACTATAAATTCTACAGGTTTAATTAATTGTATTGGTATTGGTTCAGCCACTATTACAGTTTCTTATCATGGGGTAAGTGATAGCATAGATATTAATGTTGTTTCAGCACATAATTATGTATTATCAGTAAGTTCTACATCTATAAGTATAGAGAACGGTGGTAATGCTACAGTTACAGCAAGTGTCACAGACAAGAATATACCAGTAAGTAATCCTTCATTTACTTATTCTAGTGATAATGTAGATGTTGCTACTATAGATAATACAGGAAAAGTTACAGGTGTTAGTGTTGGTTCTTGTAATATTACAGTTAATTTTGTTGGAGAGGATAATAATGTTTATACTAAAACAATAGCGGTTACAGTTACAGCACAATTAGTTAGAACTATAGGAATTACACTCAATCCTTCTGATACTTATGCTCGTGACCTTAATAGAATTAAAGTAGACCATACAGTATCATATGTTATTAGTGAAACTGATAGCAATAGTAATATTATACCAGATACATTCAATGTTACAATAGAACCAATTGGCACACTTGATAGTAGTTATTATACTTTAACTATTATAGATAATTATAACTTTAGTATCACTAATAATAAGGGTACAGGAAGTCAGTATATATATGCAGTTGTGACAAGTGCGACTAATCCTTCTCTTACTGCTAAAAATGAAATTAATTTAGCAGGTAGATGGTAATTTAGAATAGAAATAGAGTAAGCCCAACCATAGAAGGCAAGGCTTACTCTATTTTTTTATTTCATAAGAGATTATAAGTTAGTTATACCTCTTATTTTATATATGTCAACAAAAAATAAAACATTGCGGAGGTATTCATGGAACGAAATGATAATGATGTAATCCAAGAGATTTTAGAGAGGCTGGTCAGGATGGAAACAAAATTGGACGATTTTAATGCTTTACGAGAAAAGACCGATACAGCATTTACGACAAGCAAACAAAATGCTAAAGAAATAACAGAAATGAAAAGTAATGTTACATGGTGTTGGAGGACAACTATTGGAGCAATTATAGTAGCATTTATTAGTATATGGATTAAATTACATGGAGGGATTTAATGATAAAGGGTATAGATATAAATTCCAATAATAATATTTTAAATTGGCAAGAGGTAGCAAATTCTGGTGTTGAAGTATTAATAAATAAGGCTACAGAAGGTAATTTTTATCAAGATAAATATTTTGATTACAGATATAAAACTGTAAGACCTTTAGGTATTAAATTTGGATGTTATCATTTTGCAGGAAAGCATGGTGCGACCAATGAAGCAGAATATTTTGCTAATTATATTAAGGGTTATGAATTTGATACTATATTATTCTTAGATATTGAACAACCACCCGAAAGTTATGGATGGCAATGGGGAGATAGTCTTAGTCCTTCTGAATATGTAAATGAGTTTATTCCTGCAATAGAAAAACTTACAGGACTTGAATGTGGCATTTATACAGGACAATGTTTTTATGAAGATTTTCTACAAAATAAAATATCTTCTGATATAAAACTATGGATAGCAAAATATAGTTCTAATCCACCTACAGGTTATCCAACTATTAGTTGGCAATATTCAGAGAGTGGAACAGTACAAGGTGCTGAAAAAGCAAATAGTATTGACTTAGATTATTTTAATGAAAACATATTATTAAGTAATGGAGGTAGTAAGAAAGTGGAAAATATAGTTGTATATCATTATGGTGCAGATGAACATTCAGCAGAAATATTGGCTGATTACTTACAATGTCCTACAATTTCTAGTGATAAAAAATTTGATTATACTTGTGTAAAGAATATTTATGGAGTTGGTTGTAAGAAAGAAGATTATACAAGCTATTTGACAAAATTAATTAGTGGTGTAGATAAATATGGAACTTGCAGAGCAGTATTAGATTTTATTGCTAATGGTGGTAAATAAGTTAGGAGGTATATATGGGTAGCAAAACAATTAATAAAAGAATTGCCTATAAAACTCTTAATAAATATTTTAAAATAAATAAAGAAACTTTTGATAAACTAGATTATTACAATATAGAAATGTTATTAAATTTTGTATCAAATAAATTGAGTAAATAGGAGGGTATTTTATGACATATATTATAACGGTTATATTAAAATTAGTAATCTCTTTAGCAATTATAATACTTTCACCTTTTGCTTATAAAACATTGATGGCATTAGAAAGAAAATCTATTGCTTTAGCAGGAGAAAGTAATTATAATTTTCTAAGAATATTTGTAACAGATTTAATTAAATCAAGACCACAAGAATTTTATGAGGATGAATTAGTAAAAATATTAAATACAATAGATAATAGATTTGGTAATAAGTTTACTGAAAATGAAGTAAAAATGTTAGTAGATTCTGCTATAAAAGATTATGGAAAAACAGTTGTTAGTTCAATACCAGATGAAGGGACTACTACTGAAACAAAAGTTGAAGAAAAAACTGAAACTGATGTTATAGAAAAATTGCAGGAAACCATTGATTTATTAAAAGCTAATCAAAAATAA